TTCCAATGTACCAGGCAGAAGATACGCACGAGCCGATTATAGACCTTGCTACTTTTAAGGAAGTACAAGCAGAAATTGCTCGGCGGAAAGAAGAGTTTGAACCCAAAAAGAAGGGTGGCAGGTATGCGTTCACGGGCTTAATCAAATGCGAAAATTGCGGAAAGGGATTCAGGCGTAAGACGACAGTAAGCAAGGTCGTTTGGATATGTTCCACCTTCAATACGAGAGGAAAGATGTATTGCCACGCAAAACAAATTCCAGAAACTACGCTTGAAAATTTAACGGCGGATTTAGACCTTTCGACGATAAAAGAAATAAGGGCTGCGGAAGGGAATAAACTGACCTTTGTGTTTAAAGACGGAAAGGAAGAAATACGATATTGGAAAGACCGTTCGAGAAGTGAGTCTTGGACGGAAGAAAAAAGAAAACAGGCGAGTGAACACGCACATAGGAGGGAATATAAATGCCGAAAGTCACAGTAATACCAGCAACAAGAGATTTTCATACGGGAAACCTTAAAAATGATTTGAGAAAAAAGCGAGTGGCTGCTTATGCTCGTGTTTCCACGAATAGCGAAGAACAGCAGACTTCGTATGAGGCTCAAGTCGATTATTATACCAAGTACATCAAAAGCCGACCCGATTGGGAGTTTGTTGAAGTTTATACAGACGAAGGGATAACGGCAACAAACACGAAAAAGCGTGAGGGCTTTAAGGAAATGGTGGAAAACGCCCTTGCGGGAAACATAGACCTAATCATCACAAAATCGGTCAGCAGATTTGCGAGAAATACGGTTGACAGCTTAACGACGATCCGTAAGCTGAAAGACAAAGGGATTGAAGTTTTCTTTGAAAAGGAAAACATTTATACCTTGGATAGCAAGGGGGAGTTGGTTTTAACAATTATGAGTTCCCTTGCCCAGGAAGAAAGTAGAAGTATTTCGGAAAACGTAACTTGGGGAAGAAGAAAGCAATTCGCCGACGGAAATGTCTGCTTACCATATAAGCATTTCCTTGGATATAAAAAGGGCGAAGACGGCAAGCCAGAAGTTGTTCCAGCGGAGGCGGCGATTATAAGGTTGATTTATATGCTTTTCCTTGAAGGTAAAACGCCAGGAGCGATTGCGGATTATTTAACCGAACAAGGCTTTCCTACACCGACAAACAAAAGTAAGGTGTGGCACTTGAAAACGGTAGAGAGTATCCTCACGAACGAGAAATACAAAGGTTCGGCGATTCTGCAAAAGAAGTACACCGTCAATTATTTGGAAAAGAAAATGGCGGTAAACGACGGGCAAGTTCCCAAATACTACATTGAAGAAAGCCACGAGGCGATTATTCCCCCAGGCGAGTTTGAAATGGTGCAAGAAGAGATGAAATGCCGTAAAAGTTTATCGAGAAAATATAGTGGTTCGACCTTGTTTGCATCAAAGATTATTTGCGGAGATTGCGGTGCGTATTTTGGTGCAAAGGTATGGCATTCAAATACAGAATATCGCCGAGTGGTTTATCGTTGCAATGAAAAATACGAGAAAAAAGGCACACCCAGGTGTTCGACGAGCCACCTTACCGAAGAAGAAATCAAGAACGGTTTTGTACGAGCGTTGAATATTTTGATTAGCGATAAGCAAGCGGTGTTGGACGATTGCAGATTGCTTTTTGATACTCTAACGGAAACGGCGGAGTTGGATGCGCAAATTGAAACGCAAATGGCAGAACGAGAATATGCAATGGAAATTTTGAAGAAATGCGTTGAAGACAATGCGGTAAAGGAACAGAGCCAGTTGGAATATTGGAAACGCTACGATGCACTTGCGGAACGCTATGAGACGGAAAAAGACAAACTTGAAAAGCTCCTTGTCTTAAAAGAAGAACGCAAGCATAAGGCAGAATTAATAGGTGCATTTATGTTTGAGTTGAGCGAAATAGAAGGAATAATTGAAACCTTTGATGCACGGCTTTGGTTTTTCACGGTCGAAAGAGTGGTTGTTACCGAAGGCAAGAAAATGACATTTGAAATGAGAAACGGTGCGAAAATTGCTGTATGAGGATGCGTATAAAAAGTAGGCGCAACCAAAAAAGAGAAAACTCCTGTTAAATGCAGGAGTCTTTTCTTTTATAAATCATCAATTGAACTTTGGAAAGGTAAGGTAGGTTCAATGTTTTCCCCGTCATCTGTTTCATCTTCTTCGCCGTCATCAGTATCTTCAAAGTCCTCCGTGGCACGGTCTTCTTTATCCGTATCATCGTCGGGATTGAAAGTGGGCGAGTAGTGATTTTCTTCGTCTTCGTCATCCAAGCCTTCTGCATCGTAGCCTTTCGCATAGAGCATTCCAATAGGTAATCGGAATAAGTCGCTTTTTTTCTTTCCGTTATAAATTATGACCATTGCCTCTGCATAGCCAAGAGTACCAGAACGACGTTCCTTGGCGGTTCGAGCTATGGTTTTTATGGAAACTGCGCCCAATTTTTCCTTGAATATTTCATCGTCCAAACGGTCTCGGTAGGTGTTGATAAGTTTTGCCACAGCTCTTAAAACGTTTGCGGAAAGGGAGTTAACATCGCCTTCCCATGCAGCGATAACCAGACGAAGGGTGCGGTTTAGTGTTTGATATCCGTATTTGGTATAAATGGATTCCAAGGACGAGATGGCACAAATAACGCCAGGGGCCTTTGTTAAACCGATGGTAAGGTTGTAAGATTCGACCAAATCACGTATCAGTAGTTGTTGATGGCTTCCAGCCTCAAGGTGCGCCATAAAGATTTCATAAGGGAGCAGGGGCTTAACGAATTTCTGCTGATTGGCAAAGATGTCGGCTTCGTTTTGGTATTCGAGATCGTCATAAACCATACACCATACAGGGGTTTCACGAGAACCCGAAACAAGGGCAACAATCTCGATGGTGTGTTGTCCGTTGAAAACATAGTTAATTCCGTCACGTTTACTAACCTTTACAGGGTTGATTTGGTTAAGGTCGAAGTTTTCCGCAGCCTTTTCGATATGGGAAATCGAGAGATTTCTTTGATAATCTTGGTTTGATACAAGGTCTTTAATGGGGATAAGTTCAAAATGAACCTGCGGTACATACATACTATAATCACTCATTTTCTACTCTCCGATGCAAGGAAGTAAAGCACTTCCACAATTTTATTTTCTAATTCTTGTAAAACTCTCATCAATTTTGACCTTGCCTCTGTGGACGTGAGGTCAATTTTTGTGTTTGTTTTCATTCGATTGATTGAACTTATCCACATTGGAATTGTTAAGGATAATTCGTTAAGAGATGCGTCGGGGTCGAATTTAGGCATATCCTTGATTGAAGGTTTATTGACAACAGGTTGAGTGTTCGGTTGTGCGGACGTTTCATCAAGCAGATACCTTGTCCGTTTATATTGGACGAAGGGAACGCTATTCTCTTTGATACGCTGGTGTATTTTTTTCATTTCGGCAGGGGAGAGCTTTGAAATTGCGATGATATTCTCGTGGGAAATTTTATATCTTCCCGATAGAATTTTGTGGGCAAGTTCAGGCTCGTGCGATTTAATTATATCGATTGCTTTCGTGAAAGTGGAATACTTATGTACCGTAGCGTGGGTGATGTGATTTTCGTTGGCAATTCGCTGTGCAGTTTTATGCCGAGATGCACTTTCTGCCACGTTGAAATCAGCAGGCAAATCGTCTTCTGGGGGGATTGTATATTGATTGTTTCCCGTTGGATTTTTGGATGCGTTGACGATTTTTTCCGACTCATATTGCCGACCGATTAAGTATCGACGGCTTTCATCGGATAAGTTCCTGCGGCCAAGCTGATTTTTGCATATCCAAGCAATGGCTTCTTCTCGACAAGAAAAGTCCATTTCCATAACTTCAAAAGGGATAGCGTGTCTGGAACAGATTTCGTAACGATTATGCCCGTCAACAATAATGCCATTCCAAGTGATGATAGGGTCTCTACATCCATCCGCTTTAATATTTTCTTCTAATTGCACAAATTCCTTCCGTTTAAGTGGACGAATAATTGTTTTAAATTCCTCGTCGATTTTAAGAAGGCGGAGTTTCTTTTCCATCGGTCTTTAAGCCTCCAACTCGA